TATTCTTCTTAAAATTAAATATAATTAATTTTTTTTCCCATGGAAAAAAATTGTTATAAAATGTCTTATCTGTTTTTCATTTAAATTAGGTAAAGTAGGAAATCTTTTACGTAAATTTAAATATGTTGTATAATACGTCAACATATGTTCAATTCTCCAAAACCATATTTTTTTATGTTTAATATTTTTTGCAACTTTTTCAACTTTATCTAAAATAAAATCATTGGTTCCTTCTTCATAGTGATCAAGTAGTAATGTATCACATTCACCAACATACTTTTCAGCATCTTCATTTATTATTTTTATTTTTTTCATTAACATGGGATTATGTTTATTATGATATTCAATAAGTTCTTTACAATTTTCAATACATGAAATTTTTTTAACTTTATTATTTGAAAGTAACCAATTTTCACGTAAAGCAAACCCCAAGCCTGTGCAAATAACATTTCCTTCTGCTAACATATAATGTGAATATACTTCCATAATTGCATAAAGATTATCTAAATTATGTCTTAACCAAATAACATTGTTTACTTTTAATTCGAATGTATTTCTATTATTGCGTGTTATTTCTAAATTATTAATTTTATCTTCTACAATACGTGGAGATTTAAATTTTAAATTTTTTAAAAATAATTTACTAACATTAATCATTAATTATCTTAACATCATCCAAGAGGTCAAAATATATTTTTCACCAGATAGTGGTGGATTACCTCTATGTAAATATGGAAAGGCTGCAGGCCATATAACTATTCTACCGGTTTTAGGTTTTACTCTTTTTGAAAAATGTAAAAACTCTGTTTCACCACCATCTTCTACATCATTTAGATATATAGAAAAAACAAAAGCACGTGGTTCATTTTCATACCCTTTCCCATGTTCAATATGCCAAACGTGGTAACCTTCCGTTGGTAAAGTTTTTTGTATCTTTAAAGATGTAAAATGAAAAGGAACTCCATAAGCTTCTTTAGCTCCTGTGTGTTCAACATAATGATTAAATGCCATATCCAAGTTTAACATCATAGGTTTTAATGACTGCCACCAAATATCTAAATTATTTTGAGCTGCAAAAAATTGTTGATCTTGTTTTATTAATGTAGATGATTTTTCTGATGCAATTCTATTAATTGTATTATTAAATTTATTTTGATCCTCATACAATTTAATAGCATAATTACATTGTTCTTTTGTAATGTAATTATCATATACTCCAATAAAATTAGTTATATTAACTGTTTTTTCGTTGTTCATTTTTTTCATATATTTTTACTGCTTCATTATATTTTTTATCATAAGCATGATCAGTGAATGGACCATTTTGATTTACATAATGAAAAAAAATTTGAGCCATTCCTTCTCCTTTATATATACCGGGACGACCATGTTTTTGTTCAAAGCCAGCATATATTAATCCATCACCTTCTTCGAGTTCAAAAGATGTTCCTTCAATAATAATTGGCCAATTATCATATTTTTTTACACAAGCAGTAACAGATACTTCACATGCGGGCCTATCTATATGTTGCTCCAAGTATCCACCAAATACATAATATCTCCAATACGTAAAAGTAGGAAATAATTTTAAATTAGATTCTTTTTCTACTAAAGGTAATTTGATGTCCAAAAAAGAAAGCATCAATGGATCACGAAGCCAAGCCGGAGAAAAAGATTGTCTATCAAATGTCATGCCTTTGTTTTCATCTAATTTATGAAAACAATATTTTTGAAGAATATTTAACTCTTCTTTTGTTAAAAAGTTTTTTATTAATTTATAATCTACTGCAGCCATGCAACTATACTATACCTTGTCCCTTTCGTAATAGGTTCTATTTTATATGGATACATAAAATTACTTGGAAAAAATACAATAGATCCTTTACCTAGTTTTAATCTTTTTATTTCTTTTGCTTTTTGATCTGTAAAAACTAAGTCTCCTCCTTTATAATTATCATTTAAATTTATAATTATGCTTAGAGATCTGTTTAAATCAGTATGAAGATCATATTTTCTTCCAAGTGTAGATTTTAATAAATCAATTTGACTTATTTTATTATTTTTCAACATAGGAAATTTAGTTTTATAAAAAAGATATAATCTTTCTATTTCTTTTTTTATAAAGTTCCAATAAAATAAATCTGTTGGTATATCAAGAGTTAAGGAATATGAATGTTTAGTAGTTTTTTTATCTATTAAAGGAATAATTTTTTCTATAAAATCACTGTGTACAATATTTTTAATCTCAACTATTGATTCTAAATGATCCATTATAATAATTGTGCTTTTTCTTTTTGTATTTCATCTAAAGTTTTATCATTTGTTTCTAATTTTTTTAACGTAATAGAATTAGGTTTCCACTCTTCTTTATTTACTTTTTTACCACCTCTATCAGGCATAGTTTGAAATGTTGCAATATAATTACCATCATAAGGTTTTAATTTTTCTTTCCACCAATCCGGTTCTTTAATAGTATAATGTGCATTTTTACCATTCAATAATACTTGAGTCGCTGGATAACAAGTAATGGTTAGAAACACTTTATTACCATAAGAAAATATATCTTTTAAAACTTCATCAATTTTATCTTCTTGAACATGTTCCATGACATCAATACATAAAACTAAATCATATTGACCAGTTGGTTTATTTGAAAATTGTGCGACCGCAGGATCATATGGAGTTATGTTTATACCCATTGGTGAACCTGGGACCTTTTTATTATTAAATAATATAGAATGAAATTTTGCTTTACCACAACCATAATCTAAAATGGTTTTGATATTATTTTCTTTTATCAAATTAAAAATTTGATGTTTATATTCTGCTAATGCTTCACCAATCCAATTGGTTTGATTTACAGCATGAAATTTAGTTGCTTCTGATAGAGATTCATACATAGTTTTTATCTTTATATTCTTTGTAATGCTTATAACATAATTCAGTGAATTTAGTCAATTGTAGAACTTCTTTGAAAGTATCAACTTTATAAGAATCAATACCATCATAACCCATTTCTTTTGCTACCTTAAATCTATAATGACCACAATGTATTTCGTCATCCTTAAATACAGCAGGAAATAATAATCCATCTTCTTTCATGTATTTACGAACAGTTTCTAAATGCTCCTGATCCCAGTCTATTTTATCTTGTAATGAGTCAAAATCTATGTATGATAGACGTTCGGGAAACCAGATTATTCTCGCTTTCATTATATTCATAAGTATTATATAGTAGGTTATATGCTACAAAAACTAAATTTCAAGCCTGGTTTTAACAAGATGATCACGGATTCCGGAGGCGAGTCTCAATGGGTTGATGGTGATTTTGTTCGATTTCGATATGGACTACCTGAAAAAATAGGGGGTTGGAATCAACTTACAATTCAAAATAAAACTTTACCAGGTGTAGCTAGAGCACAACATGCATGGACATCTTTAGTAGGTGAAAAGTATACTGCAATCGGTACGTCACAAGGTTTGTTTTTATATTATGGTGAAAACTTTTTTGACATCACCCCTTTAGATACAGCAATTACTGGAGCTGACTTTGATGCATCAACCGGTTCACCTACAGTCACTGTAAATAAAACTTCACATGGTTTATCTAATGGACGATATGTAACGTTTTCTAGTGTAACAGTTCCAACTGGATCAGGATATGCATCGGGAGATTTTACAGACAATACTTTTGAAATTGCTAATGTAACAGCAAATACATTTGAAATTACTATGCCATCTAATTCAGCAGGCACTACTTCTGGAACAGGGTCTGCACAAATTGATCCTTATGTAATTGTTGGTCCAACATTTCAAACTGCAGGTTATGGTTGGGGCACTGATACTTGGAGTACATCAACCTGGGGCACGGAGCGTTCAACAAGTGACGTGATTCTGGATCCAGGCCTCTGGAGTCTAGATAACTTTGGTCAAATATTAGTTGCAACTATTCACAATGGTAAAACATTTACTTGGAATGCAGGAGCATCTAATCCAAGAGATAACAGAGCAACGATTATGACTGGTGCACCCACTGCATCAAGACTCACACAAGTATCAGATAGAGATAGACATCTATTTCATTTTGGAACAGAAACAACAATTGGTGATCCAACAACACAAGATCCAATGTTTATACGATTTTCAAATCAAGAAGACTTTAATACTTATGCTCCAACAGCAACCAATACTGCTGGAACATTTAGAGTCGATAAAGGAAACGTTATTGTAGGAGCAGTATCTGGTAAAGATTATACTTTAGTATTAACTGATAGCTCTGCATATGTAATTCAATTCGTTGGTCCACCATTTACATTTAGTGTAAAACAAGTTGGTACTAATTGTGGATTGATTGGTCAACATGCACTTACTTATTCTAATGGTGTTGTCTTTTGGATGTCCGGTGAAGGTGGATTTTTTATGTATGATGGTACTGTAAAAGCAATACCATGTTTAGTTGAAGACTTTGTATTTACAACTACAGGAGATAATTTAGGTTTAAACTTTAATGCGAATCAAATTATATATGCAGAACATAATACTTTGTATAATGAAGTAAATTGGTTTTATGCAAAAAATGGTTCAGATCAAATTGATAGATGTGTTACATTTAACTACGGAGAAAATTGTTGGACAACATCATCACTTGCTAGATCTAGTTATATAGATACAGGTGTATTTGATTTACCATATGCAACAGAATACAATCCAACTGCTGTACCTAATTTTCCAATACAAGGCATTACTGCAAAGTATGGAGCATCAATTTATTATGCTCATGAAACCGGAACCGATCAAATCAATTCATCAGGTACAACTTCTATTGATGCATTTATACAATCTGGTGATTTTGATATATCTGCAAGAATAGGTATGACAGGTCAAACTACAGGTGTAGCTGATTTTAGAGGAGATGGTGAATTTATTATGTCTATGAAACGATTTATACCAGACTTTAAAGTATTAACTGGTAATTCAAAAGTAACACTACTATTGAATAACTATCCAAGTGATACCGCATCAAGCTCACCACTTGGCCCCTTTACAATTACAAGTTCTACTGATAAAGTAGATACTAGAGCAAGAGGAAGACTTCTTGCAATAAAAATTGAAAATGACGCTGTAGGTGAAACTTGGCGTTATGGAACATTAAGAGTAGATATAAAACCAGACGGTAGAAGATAATGGCAATAGACAAAGCTTTATACAAAGATAAACGATTAACTGAATCAGAAAAGAAAAACATTAAACCAGCTAATCAGGGTGGTGGACCAAACTATCTTGGTAAACAAGAAACCGTAACTGTTCCTAAAAAATGGTTGTCAGATCCAGATCACGTCGTAGCAGAGCTTGCTTACATCACACCTAGAGAACAAAAAATATTATTGGATGCAAATTTATATGGATCTTTAAAAGGTAAACCAAATAGAGGTCCTGGTGGTATTATGTCATTGCAAGGTGATCTGGGTGGTTTTAGTACATCAACAGGTGGAAAATCTGGAGATTCTTCTGGAAAAGGTGGTGGGGGTTCTACATCTTATAAAGATACAAACTACTATGAAATGATGACAGGCCAAAAAAATATTGGTCAAACAGTTAAAACAGGTCCGAAGACTAGAAGATACGCAGTACCAGAGTATGGAAATGTTTTACAACCCGATGGAACTTATAAAAGAACGTATATAGGTTCGGGATATAAATCTTATGGTACTCCAAGTTTCTTTGGAAATTTATTTAGTAGAGGTGCTCCTGGTTATAGAGGCATAAAAGGTATGCCACCGCTTGGCAACAGTAACGCAAATTTAGAACTAAGAGATGGACCACTTGGAATGGGATATTATTCTGATAAAGAAAATTTTGCAGAAATTAGAAATCAAGTTCCACTTGGAATTATGGGTATAATAGGAAACATATTAAGTAAATTTAAAAAACCTCCAGTTGATTATAGCGATATGTCTAAATACAATAGATTAGGTTTGTTTGGAGTTGATCCAACATTAACTGATAATTATTCTGATATGAAAATAAGTAATACAAGTTTTAGTCCTAATGTAAATATTCCTACTATACCTGATTTTATAAATCCACCAGGTCAAATAAATGACACAGGTATTGAATATTCAGTTCCAAGTGCTAATCCAGAAGATTACGATTTCTTTTCAAATGCAATGGCTGATGTAACTCAACAAGATATTGATGCATCTAAATCTAGAGGATTTAATATGATGGATTATGATACTGCTCGTACTATAGGACTGATTTCTCCTAACGTAACTCCATATGAATTTGAACAATTAAAACAAGGTAATATAACAAAACCTGGAACTTATGTTGGATAATGGCTAGAATAACTTCATACATACCAGAACCAAAAGAAGAATACGATGTTGAAAACCAAAGACAAATTCTTCGTGCAGTTGATACTATTAAAACAGAATTAAAT